ACGAAATCAATTTTAAATGGTACTAGAGGAGACAATATGTTCAATCAACTGACTAACTACGGTATGCTCGATGCAATAGTCCTAGACTGGTCTATTCATAGCCTGAAGTACCGAGCCTATAGCTATGGGTATGTGTGGCAGAGATTTATCAGAGACATTTAATGAAAAAAATAATCCTTCACCTTTGCGCCGATACTGGCAGCGACACCAAACCCTACGATGACGACCCAGACTATACCGTCATCAAAGTCGGCTCAGATATTGGGGTAGAGAACTTCCACCCACCGCAGGGTGTGTGGGGTATCATCGCAAATCCAGTCTGTCTAGAGTTCTCAACCGCTCGAAAGGGCGGTAAAGCTCGTAATCCAGATGAGGGTATGTTTTTAGTCAAGGAGTGTATCCGTATCATCAGAGAAGTCCAGGAGTTTCAAGTGACTAATGACCTGAAGTTTTGGGTGATAGAGAATCCAGCCACGGGCGCACTACGCCACAGACTAGGTAAACCAAGACTTACATATCAACCGTGGGAGTATGGTAGCCCCTGGACGAAGAAAACGTCGCTATGGGGAGAGTTCAACATACCTGCGAAGAAGTTTGATAAATGGTCTGACGTGCCGCAGATAGACGGTCTGTATATCCGTAAGAATTCCCATAATAGGGAGGTACGAGTGCCGAAACCATCACTCGCGTTCATGCACAAAGGGCACAAGAAGTTTATTAGAGAGTTCGACGTATTCGACAATATCGACAGCGACATGGAGTTCCGCAGTTTATGCAGCCAGAAGTTCGCACGGGCATTCAAAGACGCCAACCCGTGATATGATATAGATACTGACAATTCGGCAGAAGAGAGAAGTCACCAAGATTAGGTGGCTTTTTTCATAATATACCTTGCGTTTACTAAAACCGTATGCTATATTAAGAGTATCAGCAAAGCAAAGAAAGGTACAAGATGTTCAACTCAGAATTAGTACAAGATATCATGTTCAGAAACCAGAGGCTCGGTAAACTACTTGGCACAGAAGAGACAAGCAATTGTTGCTCGGCTGGGGTTTATAATCCTAGCTGTGAGGGCAACGAGGGGGTCTGTAAAGATTGTGGCGAACACTGCTCAATCGTACGCACCATAGACATTGACTATATCCCTACTGAGACAACCCTAGAGCCGACATTCAAACTGTTCTTCGCTCGTATCAACGGGAAATTAGCTTATATGAAAATGGGACGCTATGAATATCGAATCCGTAAGATGATAGGGAGTAGGTGATGGATAAACAAATCATAAGTTATAAAATGAGTGATTGTATGAATGGAGAAGTACAGGCAGCTATCGACGATGGTTGGCAACCGTATGGCAATCCGTTTGATAATGGTGCTGGATATTGCCTACAGCCAGTCGTTAAATATGCTGAGGAACAAACGCCTAAGATGAGCAACTGTTGCAGCGCAGCCGTTTCAGACCCGAGTGGTGAAGGCATAGAAGGGCGCTGTAAAGATTGTGGCGAGATGTGCCAGATTGTGAGCGAGGAAGAATAATATGAGAGAAATTAAGTTTAGGGTCTACAGCAGAAGTGATGGAAGTATACAGACAGTATTTTACCAGACCGTTGAAATCAGTAGTAGACAAGGATGTTTTAACGGTTTTCCCGACAGTCTTGCCCTTTGCCAATACACAGGTCTTAAGGACAAGAACGGGGTCGAGATATACGAGGGAGACATCCTCGGTCTTATTCATAAAAAGCATGGTCTACAGAATACTAAAAAGGTTGTTTGGGATGATACCAATGCTTGCTTTGACTGGGAAGACGCAAACGGCGACAGTTTTCCTGATGGGTTCACTGGTTTCTATGATGAATATTCCGTCATCGGCAACATCTACGAGAATCCGGAGTTACTATCATGACCGCTCCTGACATCAACGCCATCAAGCGTAATATCCTACTAATCATCCAGGATAGCCCAGAAGCGGCGAATGATAAAGCCCTCCTGTACTCAATATACTGGACAACCTACGACGGCTGGAACGATCGAAATGATCCACTAGTCTCTAAGTTGAGGCGATGCACTCGACCGGCTACGATTGACCGTAGACTCCGAGAACTCCGTGAGGCTGGATTGATTCAGCTATCACCAGAGCGCGAGAAGGTAATATACTCGGCATTTAATAACGAACGAAATAATAAAAGTAAACATGTTGCTATTAGCTGGATGGAGGACTAACGTGGTCGGATCAAAAACTGGCGGAGCTAAACTCCGAGAAACTATGATAACCAAGTTCGGGACGGAAGAAGCATGGAGAGCCTGGATGCGTACTAACTCCGCAAAGGGCGGAAGCAAGACGGGGATCATCAAAGGATTCGCCAGCCCGACAGTAGACGCTCAGGAGATGGGGCGACTTGGTGGAAAAAAGAGCCGTCGCGGAAAGGGAACTAAATAATGCGTCAACTACTACCATTTATAATCGCAGGACTAGTATTACTAAGTGTATTTATCTTTCTCCCCGCGATTATTCAGGAGAGAGACTACCGACGATGGGTGAAGCAAATGAAGAATGAGGGGAGAGAATTATGACACGAGAAATCAAGTTTAGGGCATGGGACACAATAGCAAAAATGTGGCTCCCTAGCGACTTTATTCAAGACTCACTCTGTGTGGGCGTGCCTAACGAGCCAAAGAATGGGGTATTTATCATCCATAAGTGGAGGAATAGTCTTCAAATCACACAGTATACGGGTTTTCAAGATAAAGACGGCGTTGATGTATATGAGGGCGATATTGTTAAGTTTACAGAAATTACTCGTGGCTCAACAGGTGAACGGGTGTCGTGGAAAACGGTCGAAGTAAAACTTTGGATTGATGAGGAAGCAGGAGAATTTTATCTGTATCCACGGGTGAATAGCACCACAGGGGTCATGGGCAACATCTACGAGAACCCCGAACTACTGGAGAAGAAGTGAAATATTTTAGTACCTTTACCGGTATAGGAGGATTTGAAATTGGAATTGATAATGCACACAAACATGTCGGGCAACAGAACACTACACCCAATAACGATGTGCCTACGGAGTGGGGCATCGACACACTACCAACTTGTGTTGGTTATTCCGAAATCGACAAATACGCAATTAAAGTATACGAAAGGCACTTCCCTAATGTTAGAAACTACGGAGATATTACAAAAATCAACGCAGACACCCTCCCCGACTTCGACTGTCTTGTTGGCGGATTTCCTTGTCAGGCATTTTCAATCGCTGGAAAGAGAGCAGGATTTAACGATACCAGAGGGACGCTATTCTTTGACTTGGCGAGAATACTTAAGGTCAAAAAACCTAGACTATTCGTTTTTGAAAACGTCAAAGGACTGCTTAGTCACGACAACGGAAACACTTTTAGAACTATCATCTCCACGATTGATGAGTTGGGGTACGATTGTCAATGGCAAGTGCTTAACAGCAAAAATCACGGAGTCCCCCAAAACCGAGAGCGCGTTATCATTGTCGGACATCTTAGAGGAACACCCCGACCCGAAGTATTTCCTATCACGGGAGACCACACAGAAGATTCTAAAAGACGTATTGACGCGGCAGGAATCAACAATCCTTCACGGGGTTATGAAATTAGACGAGACGGACTCGCAAGTAGCCTAAGAGCTACCGAGATGGGTAGTAAAAACTTCATTGCCGATATTAGGCAACTCAACCATCCGACACACTCGAATGACAGGGTTTATGGCGAAGATGGTATATCGCCATCACTAAATACAATGCAGGGTGGGTTGCGGCAACCATTCATAGCACCAGTATTGACCCCAGACCGACTAGTAAAGCGGCAGAATGGCAGACGTTTCAAGGAGAATGGAGAGCCGAGCTTCACGCTAACTGGACAAGATATACACGGGATATATGACGGTATAAAAATCAGACGCCTAACACCCCTCGAATGTGAGCGACTACAGGCGTTCCCCGACAACTGGACGGCACTCGACCAAGAGGGACGACCCATCTCTGATACTCAACGCTACAAGATGTGCGGAAATGCAGTGACCACTAATGTGATACGCGATGTGTTTGAAAGGATATTGCTATGACTCAGCAAAACTTTGACGTTATGCCCTGTGGTGAATGTGGAAATCCTATGTACGTCTTCGACGATAACGAAAACAACACTAGATGCGACAGTTGCATCGCCGAACAAGACCCAGAACGAGTTGCAATATTAACTGTAGAGTTTGAACCAGATTTAGAAAGGGGTGATGATGAAAATTAGCTATGACCACTTCAAGGCAAAAACCATTGAAGCCCAAGAGGTAATCACAAAGGCAAAGGATATGCGAGCCGTCTCGGACGATTTCGCTGACGGCTTCCATAGGGCGATGTGGGAAGCTCGGGAGATATTCATGAGGCTCGAAGATGATTTGGGCGAATCTGAGGGAACGGAGCAAACAAGTGAGTAAACCAGTGTATGAATATGACAACACCGCAATAGAAATTGTGGTTGATGAGTTTAGCGCCGAGTACCATACGTGCGGTTCACATCAGATATTGCTAACAGTCAAGATGGATATGGATAGTATTAATAATATGCTGGAACAATTCGGTATGGGACCTCTGACGCCAGACGCATCATTTCCGCCAGAGGAGCAAACCAATGAAGACTGATATGACCGCTATCCCCACGAATGAAATACAGATACTCGAATTGATTGACGCATGGTATCACGAACATACCCGTCATCATCTGGTAGACGTAGACCCAAGCGTGTTTGATAATCTCATAAAGCCCGTCGCCCAACACTCCCACAAAGCAGTAGAAGAGTTTGCGGAGAAGCTAAGAAAACAGGCAGAGCTTGTGTGGTTGTCCGATGAAGATAAAGAACTTGTCGTACCTGTCTCAGCCATAACCGAAGCATTAAAAGGAGAAAGTAAGATGAAACACGATAAGTATGATCCATACAAGCCAACCGCAAAGAAGGCGATTGAAATATTGAAAATGAACCTACCGCTAGAGGAGTTAGGAATCTTGCATACTTTGCTGGGAGAGTATCTTAATAATTTCTCGACAAAAGAGGGAGAGTAGCCGTGAATAAACCACAGACAATCGACGAGATACTGAACAATCTTGGTGCGTCAAATGTACCCGAGACAGACGGTAAATACTCAGAGGTAGACCCGACAAGCATTGAGTTTGTTAAGTCAGCTATCCTCGAAGCGGTGAACGGTATAATAGGCGACGATGAGAGCGTAGCTGACGCCATGAACAATTATCCAGGCGGTCGTGATTTTCATGCCCTAGGAAATATTGCGGCGACAATATCAAAACGCAACGAACTCCGTGCCGAACAGCGAGCTATTTTAGATGGAGGAAAGAAGAAATGAGTAAAGTATATTATATCGATGTGAATTGTATAGGTCATCAAATATATAAAGTTGTTGGAGCTGATAGTGAGGATAGGGCGATAGAAGCCGCTGAAAAAGCATATCAGTGTGGCGAAACACAGGCTGAATATAATGAAACGCTTGACTCCTCGTATGACGATTCAGCAGTGGAGATAGAGTTATGACCCCATCATCTACACCCCTAGGTACGTTCTCTGGAGATGGCTCAAACATACCACGAGCAAGCGTTACCGTTACTGGTCTCGACCTAGAGAAGTTATCGAAACAAGGGTCACGGGGGTCATCACCTACACCACAAGATGACTATCTCGAGAAGATGGCTATAGAGGCTAAGGTAAGGGAGTTTTGGGTAACTGCTGATGGCGAACCTAACATAAAAGATTTTGTTGAGTATCTACACGCAGACCGCAAAGCCTACGGCGACCAACGTGCTCAAAAAGCCCATGAAGATGGATATAGAGAAGGGGCGATTGATATAGCTCGGAGGATAGCTATTAGCGGTAATCCAGCATATACAGCAACAAGATTTGTCGCTGAACTTATTCCAGCTAATACTATACTCAATAAGGCTGAACTCAAGGAGAAAAAGTGAGATACAAAACAATATATGCTGACCCACCGTGGAAGTTGCAGTCTATGTCAGATACCTCGTGGAAAACGGGTAGAATGCCCCTTGAGAGCAAGTATCCCCTAATGAAGCTGAAGGACATTCAGGCTCTTGACGTGGCTAGCCTAGCAGACGACGATTGTTCGCTGTTTCTCTGGTGTACTCAGTCAACGCTGCAGGACGCCCTAGACACCATGAAGATATGGGGATTCAAATACCACGTAGTCATAACATGGGATAAGGGAGGCGGCTTCAGCTTGTGGGGATTCCACCGACGTACCGAACTGTTGTTATACGGCTACAAGGGAAAGATAAATGTGAACCAAAAGGGCAAATATATACCTACCCTATTTACTGAGAAAAAGACACACCACTCGGCAAAACCACAAGTCGCGTACGAAATGCTCGAATCAAATACGCCCGAACCACGACTAGAAATGTTTGCTCGTATAAAGCGACCAGGATGGCATACGTGGGGTAATGAACTAGAAAACGAAGTTGAACTCAATGCTAAGAGGGAGAAAGACAATGAATAAAAAACTACTTACTGACCAATCACTGCGAGATGATATATATTGTCAAATGATGTTTATAGCGGGGGGTATCGCGTTCTATGGTATTTCTACGGATAGGGTAAGAACCCTAGTCGAAGACCAAATAGACCTACTTATGCCTGTTATAAAGAAACATGTCAAGCGACACGTCAAGGCTACTAAAGAGAATAAGAAAGAGGATTTGAAATGAGCGACTTTTGGCAAGGATTTTTACTTGGAGCGTTTGCTCTGTTCGCGCTTGCGGGCATAGTTGTCGGTATAAAAGTATGGTTTGACGATAGAGACGCATGGCTATAAACCCAAACCTACCCCCAGATCACGCTGAGATCGCCCGTATAGCTAGAGAGAGAATACAAAAGATGCTGGGGAAAAAGGTGACAACAGAGACAGAACAGAGTATAATTAAAGGATAATATATGAAAACCAAAGAAATTGGAGTACAGGGTTTCAGGGCGATTTACTATAAGGGCAAGCCTATTAGTCACGACACCGTAACATCAACCGAGAATGTTATAGTCGCCTGCAATAGACTACATGCTCACTATCTAAGATGGAGATACCGGAAAACCGGGCTAAGGGTTGTTGTAGAGAGATGGCTTGACTACCGAGATGTTTGAAGTAATAGTCATAGTTCTTCTTATCCTTATATTGCTAGATAGGTATTAGTATTATAATATACAGATATATGGATACTGAAAAACCGAAAAAAGATTCAGTCAAGCAAAATGGAGGTGCTCGTCCAGGTGCAGGACGTAAGCCAGGCGGAGAGAATGAGGCGACCAAGTTCAAACATGCCGCCATCAAGAAGTTCCGCGAGCGAGTAGCCCAGAACGCCGATAGACTATTCAATGCACAGGTATCACTTGCAACGGGTATGCAGGTGCTTTTTGTTGTCCACACAGACTCTAAGGGCGTAAGGCGTAAGCCAGAGATGATTACAGATAAAGAGCATCCGCTTGTGGTGACCCCCGGGACCGTGATCACTCAAATATCACTCGACGAGGAAGGGGAATACTAATGTCTAAGAACCTAGGCGGCAGACCACTCAAATTCAAAGACGAAAAGGAACTATCACAGAAGATAGACGCCTACTTCAATAGGTGTGATCCCCACGTGGAACACGCAACCGAATGGCTTGACGCAAGAGACAAGGGCGGCAAGTTGCTGAATGACGACAATGGCCTTCACTACCTCACAGAAGTAACTCATACCATAATGACAAAACAGATACCATACACCATTACGGGCCTAGCCCTGGCCCTAGATACGTCACGAGAAACACTACTTGACTACGAGGACAGGGACGGGTTTTCTGACACTATAAAAAAGGCTAAGTTACGCTGCGAGCAATACAATGAGCAAATGCTCTTCTCGACGACCCCCACGGGAACCATCTTTAACCTAAAGAACAACTACGGCTGGAAGGATAAAACAGAAGTTGACAATACGCTACATGGCGACGTGCGGTTCATCAACGATCTACCACGACCAAAACATATCAACGATGATATAAAGGACTAAACTTGGTGCCAGAATATTGCACTCCGTATAAAACACAGTTAACAGATACCGTAGGTGTTAAACCTAACATCACGGATGATATAAATGACTGAGATTCGTGTTCCAGACTACATAGCCAGCCCCAAACAGGCCGTATTTCATACTATGGTGGCAGACGAGAAACTATACGGTGGAGCGGCGGGTGGGGGCAAGACGGCGGCACTGGTAGCCGAGGCTGTTACACTAGCCCTGGAATATCCGGGCATACCCATAAACCTATTCCGTCGTACTATACCCGAACTCAACAAGACCATTAAGGTAGAAATCATTAGACAGTGCGGGGCATACATTAGGGCCGGTCACATGACCTGGCGCGGCTCAAGCGATGGCGAGAACGAGGGTAGGTCTTATGTATTTGACAACGGCTCTAGCATTATATTGAACTACTGCGACACCGACGCGGACATATACCGCTATCAGGGGTCTGAGATGCCCGTAATAGGCATAGATGAACTGACGCAATTCCCGATGACGTGGGTAGAGTACCTACTGACCCGTAACCGCACATCAAATCACAAATGGCCCACACTATTCATGGCCGGTACAAACCCTGGAGGGATAGGACATGGTTGGGTTAAGGCGCGGTACATAGACACGGCCCCCCCAGGGACAATCAACGAGGTACATTTGCCCGATGGTTCAGTTAAGACGACAGTATTCATACCAGCCACGCTAGACGATCACCCAGACGAGAAGTTCAAGAGGGACTACAACAAAGTCCTACAGGGCATATCCGATCCACAACTGCGTCGTGCGTTACGATATGGTGACTGGGATGTGTTCGCGGGGCAGGTCTTCAGTGAGTTCAGAAGAGACATACACGTTATTGATCCGTTTGAGATACCGACCCACTGGCAGAGATGGCGAGCGATGGACTACGGCAACAACAACGCTGTCGGTTGGTTCGCTAAAGACCCAGCCAGTGAACGCATTTATATGTACCGAGAGTATCGAACGACAGAGTTTCTCGATATTACTACAAAGGCAAGGAACATCACTCAATTTGAAGCCGGTGAGAACGTATCCTATGGACTGGCCGATCCGTCCATATGGGGGGGTGCTGGCGATCACAATACGGGCAAGAGCGTGGGCGAGATGTTTGCGGCCGATGGCGTCAAATGGATTCCGGCCAACAATGATCGCAAGGCTGGACTGGCCGTTGTCCACGATAAACTAGGAATTGGGGCGGATGGACTGCCAAAGATGCAGTTCTTTAGTACTTGTGTATCGACTATTCGTACCCTACCGTCGCTACCCTACGATAAGATACGAGTAGATGATGTTGATACTAAGGCCGACGATCACGACTACGACATGGTTAGGTATGGGTTGATGGCACAGGTTCAGAAAGCACCACACAAAGAACGTCAACATCATGAAAGGCTGAAGTTTCATGTCTAGTATTAGCCCCACCATTTCCCATGGCAAGTTGATAACCACCACTTCGTACTATGATGGTGCGGTTGCCTCACAAAAGCAGGAGTTAGAGGTTAGTGTTTATTCCAGCCGAGAGACAATCCTAAAGGACATCATCGACGCACTGGGTTGCATTACATCGGGCGAGTCAACCAAACTAGAGTTATGTATCAAGGTAGACCAGAGACAGCGATACCAGTTGGTCAAGAAGTGGCGCGTTGGAGGGGGTGCAGAATGAGAGTTACTATAGGCAGAGATCTATTGGATATTAGCGAATGGGCTGGCAAGAAGCAACGGCTACAGACATCTATTGAGTCTGAGGTATATCGGAGACACCTAGACGATACGTTACCCTACAAGCTGATCATGACGGACGAACAGTATGAGATGCTCAAGAACACCATAGAGTTTGGCGAGAAGGGTGAGTGGAGGTATCGACTACCGCACGACCGCATCTATACGACAAATTACAACTGCATGGAGATTATCATAAAATAACCATAGACGTTTACACCCAAAAGTAGTATAATGTCCACAGAATAACCCAGAGAACTGCCAATGCGCAAATCTGAAATAAGGATTTGCGCATGGCTTTTTTGAAAAAAACAGATCTCAAGACGCTTTATAGCGAAAGTAAAACCGACGCCCACCTCTGGCGATCTCAGTACGAAGAATACGAACGCCTGATGGACAACGGACTAATGGAGGGTTTAGACTCTAACCTCCCCGAAGTCAACGATGGTAGCCTAGCCGCTGCCTTATTCAAGTTACCTAAACGAATCGTATCCAGTAAACTCTCTGGTACATTCAAGTCTACCGACCGAGATGAGGGCTGGATAAGCGAACTAGCTAACATGGTCTGGCAGAAAGACATCATACCCTACGCCAACACGCAAGCGCCATTCGTCAGGAAGTGGAAAGATGCTGTTCGTAAAGCCGCAGGCTATGGGTCAGTCCCACTGGTTACCCTATTTGTTGAATCAGAGGGCAAACGACACGCTGACTTTATCGTTGCCCAGCCCCAAGACGTTACCATGGAGCCGGGCAAAGTATCTGACTACGACTCAGACGTGATGTTCTGGGACATTTACTACTCGAAACTCCAACTAGAGAACATGATCGAGCAAGCCAAGTCTGAGAAGCCAGCCAAGGGCAAGCAGACTGTTAATAAATGGAATGTCCCCGCCCTAGAGAAGATCCTTGCAAGTAACGGTACACAGTCACGCGACGGACAGGACGAACCCAAACAGAACGGCGAGAAGGTTAGGCCTGTCGGGTTTAAGTTCTGCATAGCCGTCCAAAAAGGCGCAGACGCCCCATTCTATATGTATCACTCGAACACCAATGAAACCGTCCGAGAGTGGAGCAACCCAGACCCAACGGGCGATTGTGGTATTCACTTCCTATATTGCTACCAAGACATGGTTAACCCATACGGAATTGGGATTGTTAAGTTAGCTGGTGGTACGCAGAACGTATTAGATTACTTCCGTAAAGCCGATGTTCTAGCCACGCAGACGGGCATACGACCACCAGTTGCTATCGAGGGCAACGAAGATGACGTAGATCTCGACTCCATTGTTTATGAAGAGAACGCCATCTGGTTCACGGGCGGTGCTAAAGTTGTCCGCCAAGAACTAGCCAACGGTATCTACCAGGCGCTACCTGAAAGAATCATGATGTACAAGACCTCACTTAATCAACTCATCCCCCTAGGAGACACGAGCGCAACAGCCCAAGGTTCGGGCGATCCAACCCAATCCAAAACTCCAGCCGGTGTGAAAATGCAAGCCGCCTCTCTCTCAATAGATGATGAAGATTTCAAAGACAACCTTTATGTTACCTATGAAGCCGTCGCAAAGTCCATGATAAACGTCCACTTTGCCAACATGGAAGGCACGGACTTGATGAAACTGTCTGACGACGAGCGCGAAATCCTACAAAAAGGCGGGCTAGAGTTTCCACAGAGTCAAGACGGTGAAGTGTCTAACCAACTAGAGATTAAGTGGGACACCGTTAGGGCCATGTTTGACTTTGAGATAGACCCAGAGGTTGATAAAGCCAAAGATGATGCCGACAAACTCGAAGGATTGACACGAGTAGCCGAACTGTCCGCTAGTGATCCTACCTTTGCCCAAGACCTTCAGGCAGTTGGTAAGAAGTTCAACAAGGGCGAACTGTACGCCGATATGGTTAAACTCACGACCGATAATGATAAGATCATCACCGATATTGGCCCAGAAGACAAAGCGGGACAGGTAGACCAGAACGGACAGCCGATGCAACCATCCATTGACCCAACAACTGGACAGCCAATGCAACAGGGACAACCACCAGTAGGCGGGCAACCACAGCAGCCCGTAACTCAAGGTCCTAAACTTCCAAGCGAGTCACTGAACTATAAAGACGCCCCAGAAGACATCAAGCGTCAAATCGAAGCCCAGGCTGGTATGTCACCGTCACAGATGACATCACCCGTTCAGGCGGCAGTCGATCAGAAGCAACAGCAACTAGACCAATCCGCCCAGCAACAGGGGCACAGTCAAGCCCTAGATATGGTTAATGCCGCACAACCCCCACAAACGACCGCACCTAATGCCCCACAAGGCGCTCCAGCACAACAAGGTGGACAAGATGTCACACCCGAGATGCGGGCCAACATAGATGCTGTGATGAAACAATATGGCGTTGATGAGAACACCGCCCTTACCGCACTAGCCGCCGAGCATGCGGGATTCCCCGTCCAAGACGTAATCGCTGAAATGCAGAGGAGGACACAGGGATGACAGAACGGGTAGGCAGAGATGACAGTCTTTTATACTCGGGTGCTACTAGTGCCAGCTTTGCTAGGCCAAAAGTTCAAGAGCTAGTCCAGGCGAAGCGAGAAGAAGCCAAAAAGAAACGACAGGTGCTAAAACCAGCCGGTGAGATTCTAGTCGCTGAGATCAATAAAGAACTAAACGATCTGATGTTCGGGCCATACGTTGACGAGGATAAAATGACCGACGATGAGTTTAGGGTTGAACGTCGAGCCAGACGACTCACGGTTGAGAAGATCAATGCTATTAAGGGCAGGCTGACTAATATCTTGCGGGACAACAAACTTATATGAACGAAGAACCAGAAGAAGTAGAGCAAGAACCTACCGTCGAGTACCAACTGGACTTGAATAACTTGCCGAAAGTAACTCACCGATGGGTGAAGAGGGGGATCGTCGTTAGTTGCGAGAATGCTGGACACCCCAGCCACCGTCATTTCCTAACAAACAAAAGGGATATTGCGCCGGAGCTATAAAGACCCCAACGGGTTTATATCTCCAGCGGAGAACCTCTTTCTCCAACGCTCGCACCGTACTGCTAGACCAGATTAAGGGCGTTCGGTCTGCCCACAACAAAAGGAGTGATAATGGCAGATAATACTGCACCAGTAGAAGACACATCAGACGATGACGTATCTCTCGAGGATATGGATCTGAACTTTGATGATGTAGCGGATGACGAATCCGAATCAACTGTGTCCGAAGACAAACCAGAGGATAAAACCGAAGACGAGTCAGCGGAAAAAGAATCTGAGGAAGAAGCCGTAGACGAGGAGGCGCAAGCCGACGAATCAACAGAGACAACCGAAGAGGAATCTGACGAGGACAAGCAAAAGTCTTTCAACAATGAAATGGCTCAAAAGCGAATCCAAGAGCGTGAACAGCGCAAGGCCCAAGAAGCACAGCAGAAAGACCAGCAACAGGAGTACATATCTGAAGCGGGTGACGATGACGTGCAAACGGCTGTCAGGCAACTGCAAGTCGATGCTTACAACAATAAGGTCGAAGGCAACACCAACAAGCTAACGAATGGCTATGAGCGAGCAGTAAAGGACTTTCCGATACTGTCAGACCAGACACCAGAGATACAAGCCGAAGTGAACGCCGCCATTGACGCATTCCAATCAATACACGTCAAAATCGACCAATGGGGCAACCCAAGTGAAGTAAGTGGAGATTTGTATAAATATTTACAATCTAAAGCCGATTCTATTGAACGCTTAACCCAAATCGGTGCAAGGAAACAGGGCGACGACAAGATCAAGGAGAAATCCAAGGTCATGACACCACCCTCCAAAACACCGAAAGAACCTAAGACTGACCCCGATATGGAAGGGTTTGACGAGGAGGCTAAGCGCTGGTAGATGATGAGAAAAGGACACTAAAATGGCAATTCATTTAGCAACTAAGTTCGAGACGAAAACCTCTGAACTATTGCGAGTGCGCTCGAAAAGTAAAGCATTCACTAACCAGGATTACTCTTGGGACGGTGTAAACGCGATCATTGTTTCGACGCTAACAGACCCAACAATGGGCAACTACGACAAAACCGCCCAGGGCAACCGCTATGGTGCTGCAAGCGAAATTGAAGACACTCAGCAAACATGGACCCTAGCAATGGACCGTGCATGGACAAAGACAATCGACAAGGCTAACTTCCAGGATTCAATGATGATTCGCAAACCAGGCAAGTATCTTGCACAAGCAACAAAGAATGTGCTTGTACCAGAAATTGATGCCTACGTCTTCCAGGCAATCGTTACGGCTGGTGCTGTGGCAAACCGCGACGACATCGTTGCTGACGCCGCTACTACCGCCTCTAACGCTTTCACAAACTTCCTAGCGCTTAACGCTAACTCAACTGACAACGAAGCACCTGAAGAGGGTCGCGTTGCTGCTATGACAGCCGCTTACTACAACTTCCTTAAACAAGGTGGTTTTGTACTCGATAGCGACAAGGGACAGGGAATGTTGCAGAGTGGCTCACTTGGAAGGGTTGACAACGTAGAAGTCTTTGTCGTGCCTTCTAACCGCCTTCCTGCTAACTGTGACTTGATTATCAGTCACCCAAGCGTTTGTGTAGCTCCTGAAAAACTAGTAGATTACACACTTCACTCTAACCCAGTTGGCGTAAGTGGTGATGTCCTAGAGTACCGACACCGCTACGATGCCTTTGTTGATACCAACAAAGTCAACAGCGTTGCCATCCACATGACCGCCTAGAGCAGATAACTAACCCCGCCTAATGGCGTGAAAGGACACTAAAAATGTCAGATATTAAACCAAATAGACTAGATGAAGTTCGCGCAATGGCTATCTACAACACTGAAAAGCGTTTCGCAGAGGCCAAGGAAAAAGAGGAAGAGAAGGCTAAGTTGGAAGTAATTGCAACTAAAGTGGCTAATTCTCGACAACCAGCAAAGACCCTAGTAGAAAAGGATAAATAATTATGGCTATTGATTCAACAGGAGTCAACTCGGTCGGGTATGGCTTCCGAACTAAAGAAACTATCACAGCCGCAACACTGACTACTGACTTGAACGACAGTGGTAAGGTTCTAAACTTTACTGCCGCTGCCGTCACGGTCACGCTACACGCCGTAGCGGCCGGTGAAACGCTGACTCTACGAGTAGGTGCAAACCCACAAGTGTTGACAGTCAGCCCAGATGCTGGTGATGGTATCAAGGGTTGTGACGCAACCGGTACGGACAACAAGGACATTGTATTTACTAACCAACCAGTCGGCAGTTATGTCACTTTGGTCGGTGGTAACTCAACAGCCTGGGTCATTCAATCAGTTAGTGGCGCATTTTCAATAGAAGCCTAATAGTAAATTAAATTGAAATCTACCTAAAGTATCACCGATTCAGTAGTCATAGACCAGAACTGAACGATCACAATAGGTCATTCATAACCAAAGAAAGTATAAAGGAGCAATAAAATGCCAAAGTTCGTAAGACAAGGGGACAACACCCTTATAGGAAACAACACCTTCACGGGTACTAATACGTTCAGTGGAACAACTAACTTTACTGGAACACTGGCCTCGACCGGTGGTCAGACCAAAGTTGTGGCCCAGAGCGCTCTTGTTGGAGCGACAGTTGTCTTGACAGCTGCCGACTCAGGCAAGGTGCTTATCAACCGTTCAACGAGTGGTACGCCATCTTGGACACTACCAACGAACGCCGCTGGCCTGTTCTTCACCTTTGTAGTGGCTAACGTCACCGCTGGATTCACCGTCACGGGTGGAACCGTTAAGGCTAAGACTAGCGCCGCTGGAACCGCTATCAGTGGTACAACTTTGACGAATACTCAGGGTACAGCAGTTGTCGGTGATACGATCACCCTAGTAGCTGATGGTACTAACTGGGTCATGACGGCTCAATCAGGTATCTTCGCGGCCGCTTAACAGTAAACTTAATAGCCCCGTAGCAATAAGGCTATGGGGTTGCAGGAAAGGAGAATACAATGCCAGCCATCGGGGAAATCCTCAACATGAAGTACAACAAGGCTTCAAAGACGCAAACATTGACAGGAAACAATACAACCGTTTCAACACCGTTATTTCACATAACAGGTACGGTTCATATCAGTCAACTATATTCGGTTGTAACAACCGTTCTAGGATCTGCGGTTACGGCCGCTTACTGGAGAATCAACGACCAAACAGCCCAAGTAGCTATATCTTTGGCAACGGGTACAACGTTATCTAACGCACCAGTTGGATCGTATCTTTCGCGCCATAGTATTGTAAGTGTCGCTTTAATTTATACAAGTTCTGCCGCTGGCGCTGTTAAAGACACGGTAGCCGCAACTGCTGCCGAAACATTTATGCCGTTTGTTGTTAATCAAAAGACTGGCGGAGTACAGACAGATATAGAGTTCACATACTCAACAACCAACACCCCCACCACTGGAGTAATTCAACACTTTGTTGAGTGGCAGCCACTCTCGGCGGATGGTTTTGTTAGTAGCGTCTAATAATAAACACAGTGGGTGGCGATAATTCAGTCACCACCCCATAACGGAGTAAACATGAACGTAGACAAACTGGCTCAAATCAATAAGACAAACGCTGATAATCAGTTATCGACTAAACGGCACGATGATATTTTACAAGCATCCGTTAATACGTCGAATACAGTATTGTCAGCGACTGCCTCATTGATTCAATATCTCGAAGGCCATATACAAAAGTCTGAAGTTATCAATCAACTCACCTCTATTGATACACCCGATGCCCTAGAAGTTATCCCCTATATCGAAGCCCTACACGCCACCATTAGGGCACATAAAGACACCGACCTGACCGAACTCACCAAGTTAATGACCGATATGTTGGCTGAAACCAAGGCAATTCCCAAAGACCACATGAAGATGCCGGAAATGAAGATGGTTGACTACTCCGACCAGCTCAAGTCACTAAAAGAAGCCATTATAGCCGTCGGGCAGTTCGTAAAAGACCAAAAGACCGTCGTAGAAGCCCCCGTAGTCCACGTTGACGCACCAAACGTAAATATACCGCCCACTGACCTCAAACCTCTACAGAAGGATATTAAGGGTGTTGTAGACGCAATCAAGAAAATAATCATACCTGAATACAAAACGGACAATGCCAAGGTTGAAGGGTTAATCACCAAGTCAAACAAACTATTGAAAGAACTTATCGACAAGCCGGTCAGCTCGGGCGGTGGCGGTGGCGGACGCGCCACACCATATCAGGATAGTAACGGCGTTCCAGCATTTGTAGAACTCATAAATGGTAAAATTCCCGTTGACGCTACGATTACAGTTCCTCCAGTTACCATAGATACCACCGGACTAGCAACAGATGCTATTCAAACTAATGGAACGCAAAAGACTCAAATAGTAGACGCTGGTGGTGATGCCGTCACTGTTACTGGCGGTAAACTAGACGTAAATGTCACGATTCCTCCTGTTACCATTGACACGACCGGTTTAGCAACAGACACCCTTCAGACATCTGGCAACTCATCTCTCACTACAATAGCGGGCAAAGACTTCGCAACCGAAACAACCCTCGCTCTTATAAAAGCCAAAACCGACAATATAGACGTAGCCCTTTCGACCAGAACGAAGGCCGCCGATACTCAAAAGACCCAAGAACAAAATCCGATCACCAACTTCGCCAATGAGACGGGTGGTAACCTAGCTGCGATTAAAGCGAAGACCGATAATATCCCAGTTCAAGGGCAAGCCCTAGCTACGGGTTCACTACCGGTCGTATTGACTGCGGCACAGGTATCTACTCTCACCCCCCCCGCCGCTATAACGGGTTTTGCCACAAGCGCCAAGCAACTCCCGGACGGGCACAATGTAGTTGTGACCTCTATGCCAGCGGTATCGGTTGACACTACTGGGTTGGCGACCTCTGCCAAGCAAGATACTGGCAATACTTCCACTGGTTCGATAGATACTAAAACCCCAGCATTAGGGCAAGCACTTGCGGCCGCCTCTGTGCCTGTTATTTTACCGACTGCGACAATAACTACTCTTACGCCCCCAGCTGCGATCACGGGCTTTGCAACTTCCGCAAAACAGTTAGCCGACAACCATCAAGTAACGGTCTCAAATATCGCAAGCGCTCCCGTAATAACTGGATTCGCTACTGAAACGACTCTCGGAACAGTACACGGACACGTTGACTCGATTGATACGAAGACGCCCGCACTTGGTCAGGCACTCGCCGCCGCATCTGTGCCCGTCGTATTAACCTCTGCTCAGATGACCACCCTTACGCCGCCCGCACAAGGATTAACGGATACACAACTAAGAAATACTGCTGTCCCAGTCTCACTTGCTTCCGTACCATCTCATGCCGTTACCTTTACGGGTTCAACTGATGTGGCAACACAAACTACTCTCGCCGCCATGAACGCCAAGATGGTTACGGGCACAGATATAGGCGATGTAACAATAAACAACTCCACTGGAGCGGCGGCTGTCAATATACAAGATGGCGGTAATACAATAACGGTAGATGGCACGGTCGCAGTAACAAACGCAGGAATTACCACAATCGCTGGTGCGGTTACGGGCACAGAAATGCAAGTCGATGTTCTTACGATGCCTACCGTAACAGTAAATGCTCATGCCGTCACGAATGCGGGCACTTTTGCTGTTCAATCTACTAATCAAGCAAACTCGGGGGTGGACATCGGAGACGTAACGGTCAACAACTCAACGGGTGCGAGTGCGGTCAACATCCAAGACGGAGGAAACTCCATCACGGTTGACGGTACTTTTTACCAAGCGACTCAGCCAGTATCTTTAGCCTCAATGCCATCCACCCCAGTAACGGGCACATTCTATCAGGCAACCCAGCCCGTTTCACTTGCGACAAATACTCCTACGATTGCCACGGGTACAAATGCCATAGGAACAGTCGGCACAACCTCGGCGGCGGTGAATGTTAATCAGGTGACCGTTAATACTGCAGCCGTACAGTTAAGTGCGGCATCGACCGTACCGACTAACGGCATTATCGTACAGGCGCTATCAACCAACGCCGCCACACTATTTGTTGGTGGATCGGGCGTGACGACCTCTAATGGGTTTGAACTGTCACCAGGACAGGCTATGTCGTTTACCTGCAATCTTAATACGCTGTATATACGTTCAGCCGCCAGCACAACAGATAAGGTTTGTTACAATGTCCAGTAAAGGAGATAAATAATGCCAATACTTCCATGGGGAGCAAAACCAGGTTCAAGTGGTGCGGTAAATCTAACTGGCCCCATTACTTCAGTTGGAGCGACTACATCTATCGCCTCTCAGACAGGTACGGGCACTAAGTTTGTAGTAGATACTTCCCCAGTACTCACGGGAACCCCCTCAACTCCAACTCCAACCGCAGGAGACAGCACAACCCAAATAGCATCAACGGCTTTTGTCCAACAAGCGGTCAGAAGTACCCCTGGAAAAGAAGCATCAAATTATGCAACAACTGCAGCCCTTCCAACAGTAGTTTATAGTAATGGGACAGCAGGCGTAGGCGCCACTCTTACGGGTGTAGCTATGGGTGCTATTGGTATCGACAGTGGCTCTCCATCGGTCGGGCAGCGTATCCTTGTAAAAAACCAAGTATCGACCTTCCAAAACGGTATCTACGACGTAACCGCAACGGGTTCGGGTATAGCGGTCTTTGTCCTGACTCGTTCGTTAGACTTCAACCAGACAGGAGATATTAAGACGGGCGCCACGACCTATGTTGTTTCTGGCACTGTTCTCGCCGCCACGACTTGGGATGTAAGTTCTGCCGATAGTCCAGCAATAGGGACTGATGCAATTACCTTTATTCAAAGTGCCGGACCCGGCTCTCTCATAGCAGGAACGGGTATCTCTATTTCAGGCAATACCGTAGCGATCAATACGACCACTACGGTAGATAAAACTACAACTCAAACTCTGACTAATAAAACACTAACTAATCCGGTAATACTTGACGGTGCTAATACATTTGGTACATTTACCGTTCCTGGAATGTCACAATCAAAAATTACAGCGAATACTAGTAACGTACTGATTGTTGGTTCTGCTTCGGGAATGACTGAAGCGCTTCGTATTGCTGATGGTACAGATATTACAAAACTTATATCAATAGGTTTATCCGGAGCTACTACTAGTACTACTACAACTATAACAGCCTCTCAGACAGCCAATAGGACACTAGCTTTACCTGATGCCACCGACACCCTGGTAGGCAGGGCCACCACAGACACACTAACTAATAAGACACTAACTTCGCCTACTCTAACAACGCCAGCTATCGGTGCAGCCACGGGCACATCACTCAGCGTCTCAGGTCAACTTACCTCAACCGTAGCTACGGGTACATCACCACTAGCCGTAACCTCAACTACAAAGGTAACTAATTTAAATGCTGAGACGGTCGATGGGTTCAATGCCTCAGCTACGCCGACAGCTAGTACGATACTGGCGTTAGATAGTAATACAAAATTACCTGTCGCATTAAGCCCATCTATTCGACAAGTTGGGTGGAATTACACAACAAATGGAGGTTCATCAGGTAATGGAAGTGTAACGGTAACGTTCCCGACAGCATTTGCAACCGCCCCAAAAGTCTTAGCCTGTTTATTAGGATATAAAACTGGTGGCGCACCATCATCTCCAAGCGATTTTACAGGAGCGTTCGGAGGTGGTGGTACAATGCCAATACTATTCGTCACAAGTATATCAACTACTGTATTTACCGCAAATATAAACTCGGTTACTGGTAATTTTGGTGCAAGTTATAATGGTTTTAGCTGGATAGCGGAATTATAACCCTAACTAGAAAGGTAGTATAGGGGTCCACCCGTTAGCGCGACTTCCTTCGCGTTAATTATCCCATTTATTTATTGTTCAAAGTGTGGTACAATGTGGATAAATAGAGGCTCCTCATCGCAGGAATCTACAGACTCAACTGAATCTTCAGAGGTCGAAAGCAACTCAACTTTCAACTTTGGAGATTTTTTATGGCATATAGCTATCAACTCAAACCGACTGGAGTAAACTACTTCCAAGACGGTAATCCTATTACTAATACACAGTTCGGACAGGGAACGGGCATTGACTATGGCGCGCTGGAAACAGCGGCAAACAAAGCCATCGGTGGTCAGATAGGTGGCACAATGGGTGCTTCTATGGGCACAAGCGGTCCAGCCGTTGATCCGAACTTCTGGGCTATGCGCTCAGTTGACCAACCAGCACAAGACACGGGCGGCACGGGTGGTTATAGTGGCTATGCTTCGGGTGGCAGTACGGGTGGTTCCGTAAATACTTCGGGCGCAACAGTCGCCCAAAACAACGCCTACCTAGACGATCAAGCCAACCAACTCAGAGACCTACTATCCCGCACTAACACGGGCCTAGATCAGGGTATGTCTCGAATCGGTAGTGAATATGGACAACAGGTCGGTAACGCTAACGCTGACAAAACTAAGCAACTCGGCGTCTACCAAGACAATCGGGTTACTCAGAATACGGATAAACAAAACGGCTTCAACACCGCTAATAAGAACGCCAACAACGGCTATCGCAGTCTCTCACAGATAATCGGACGAGCCAGTGGTACGGGTTCATCGGCCTTTAAGGATATGCTACCAAACGTCATCGGTACAGACCTTTCTTCAAAACGCCAAGGTATTACTGATACTTACGGGGCTAACCTACGGGGCATTGATAAGTCACAGAACGACTACCTGTCTAGCTTTGAACAAGTCCTACAAGACCTCGCCAACCAGAAGAAAAATAACGAGAACACGCTGAGCACGGGCATTGAGACCCAGCGACAGGGCATTAACTCACAACTAGCCACTAACGCCGTGCAGAAGGTACAGAATAACGGTGGTGGCTATGCACAGGTTCAAGCAGCCCAAGCACCCTACCAGACGGCTATCGACAACTCACGAAACACCGTACAGAGCTTCTTCGACCAATTCCGACCAAACTACGCACCAAAGACAGCGGCGGCGGCTACACCAGACCTGGCAGCTTATCAGACAGATCGTAGCACCGTGAACGCACAGAACCAGGGGATTGATAGCACCAACCCATATGCCAGCTTACTCCGTCGCCGCCTCACCGAGGGCACAGTAGCATGATGGACATTTTCGGACAACTTAGAAAACTTTTAGGGATCGGCGACCAGCCACAGGCTAAGCCAGGATATGCAGCAACACCACAACAGCAGGTAAGCGCACCGCTTGAACAGGCATACGGCAATCACAGTGGGTTCCAAAGAATGCCCGATGGACGAGCAATGGTTGGCGGTCAAGTATATCCAGCAAGCGCCCAAGAAGATAACTTTACATTCGACAGCAAACCCCCGTTCAAATATCAGGGCCAACAGACCCCCGGAACAGTAAATGGTCACACTCCAGCCCCGGGCTACTACAATCAGGCGGTTCAGTACAACAACGACATGAATAGCGGGAACTTCAACGGACAAGATCCAGGTAACTTCGGCTATCCAGCAGATAATGGCCTGAACTTCAGCCAAACACCCACAACAAGCTTTGAAAATATACTAAAACAACTTAGACGCTAGGGGGTCAAACAATGTTCGATCTGGCGAAGTTTCTCGGCGACACCTTCGGCTGGAACAAGCCTCCCGTTAAGAGTACCCCACAGCCAGCGTCAACAGCCCAAAAGCTCAACTTCAATACAACCCAGCCCAGCACTACGGCGCGGGTTCAAAGTCAGCTCGCCACAACCGCCCCCGCCTCTCCCGTCTCAGGGATAAACCTACAGACGTGGAATAAGATGACACCGCAGGTCCAGCAGAACCTCATCAAAAGTGATGCGAGCGTAAAGAGCGCGCAGGCAAATGTGTGGAATCCTGGAGCAATCGCAAACGATCTCGGTAATACTGCCCGCGCCACGGGAGACTGGACGAATACAAATATCGTTCAACCCGTCGTAACAGACGCACAGAAAGCCTATCACACCGTAATGGTCCCCGTCGTGGGAATCCAGGGTATGATAAACTCTAATGCTTTCGGTGGAGCATATAGTAAGCAACTCGGCAACCTAACTGAACAACAGGTAAATAATGAGCTAAACCAGTCGCTTGTACCCCAGGACGTTGCAAGTGGTAAGGCTTCCCCAGCACAGTTCGGTGCAGACTTTACTAAAACGGGCGTTCACTATGCACCATACTTCGTCGGTGGAGTAGGGGGAAAGACACTGGACACGCTCGGTAATGTGGTTGCCGATAAGGTTGCGGGTAACGTCACCAGTAAATTAGTCGGTGGCGCGGCCAAGATCGGCGCAAGTAGTGCCGTATCTGTCCCCACATTTGCTGGATTAAACGCACTAGATCAAGGGCTAAACGCGATAAGCAACGGCGGACAGACCGGATTCGACCCAGGACAGGCGACCGTAGCTGGACTACAGGCTGGTGCTATGACGGCAGCGGGCGGAATAGCTGGAGCTGGACTTAAAGTAGGCGCTGGAGCAACCACCAAATTAGTCACTGGCATAAAAGACGCACAGACTAGCCCAACCGCTCAGGCTGGATTCGCTAAAGTACCTGGCGGAAAAGCACCAGTAGACCCTGCCCCACAAGTAACGCCATTATCGAAAGCGGTTGATAATTATAAGCAAGAACCCCTGGGCAGCACAAACACCAAGTCGATAGACAATTTAGTAAAAGAATCGTCTACGCCACAGGGTAGAGCTACAACTAAATCTCATGTTGATACTATTCCGAAAAATGCCGACGGTACGGTAACTGTTTACCGAGTCGGCGATGTTCGAGACGGTAATATGTCTACTACACTTGATCCGGGCATGGCACAAGTACTCGCGAAAGAGCGAGCGTCGCAGGGTCTATCGAGTGGTGTAACTAAAATGGACGTAAGCCCAGACTCTATCAAGGCCGTCGTCCCGGGTATCGAGAGTGAAGTTATTATCAATCAGTCTACCCCACAAGTAAGTAAGACACCCTCCCTCAAGAATGGAGTCACTAAATCTCAGATACCAGCACCAGAAGCACCTAAGTTTGCAAAGATACTAGCAAAAGATACTGCGACACAAGGTTTGCCTATCGTCGGATCAAACCTAGGCGCACCAAAAGCCATTCCAAAAGAAAGTATACCCCCGCGAACGCCAGAAGTCCCAGGGCAATTAAGCCCAGTATCATCAAAATTGGTAAGAACTGCACAACCATCAGCACAAGGTAGTTCATCTACTCCTAATATAAGCACCAACGACTATATTAAGCAACAGTTTAAGGCCCAAGAAGCCGCTCGAAAAGCTGGCGATAATGGGCTTATCTCTAAACTGCATAACGACGCCAACGTAAAGTTCCTAGACAGCTTCTCCCCCATTGAAAAGACAATGAACGCGGCCATCAAAAATGGCGCAGATATACCGCTTAGTAAAAACATCACCCCCCAGATTGACCGAGCACTTCGCGCCGACTCAATCGCTGGACAATACATCAAGGATAACGGACTGGCGAAGGTTATTCAGAATGTACCAGATACAAAAGCCCTCGATCAATACCTCATCGCCAAACACGCAGTAGACCTCGAAAAGAATGGCGTAAAGACGGGTCGCAACCTAAGCGCAGACGCTAAACTCGTGGAATCACTCAAGGGAACCTATGAGCCACACGCCCAAGCAGTCATGAAATATAACCAGGGTCTACTTGATAAAGCCGCCAGTTACGGACTTATCTCTAAAGACACCGCTACTATGCTCAAGGCGAAGTACCCCAACTATGTGCCCGCTAATCGTATCTTCGGAGATGGTGAACTAACGACATTCAAGGGTAACGGAAGCGGTAAAGCCTCCATCTCTACGCAGTCAGTGGTTAAGAAGATTAAGGGATCAGCTCGCCAGATTGAAAGCCCGCTCTCGTCAATCGTCAATAAGACGAATGATGTTATCTCGCAGGGTGAGCGCAACAAAGCCGCCTCAATCCTCGCTGACTATAGAAAACTACCCAACAACCCGTTCAACCTGAGAGAGTTAGGGCCAAGCGAAATTGTCGGCACAAAGTCAACCATCTCCTACCTCGACAACGGAAAAGTTCGTCGATTTGAGACGACCCCAGAAATTGCCGCCGCCGCCAAGTCTCTCAATAAAGAACAGATCGGAATCATCGGAAAGATTGTCCGTATCCCGACCCGTATTCTTCGCCTCGGTGCAACGGGGGTAAACTCAGGGTTTGCTCTTGCAAACGTCACAAAAGACGTTGTATCGGCCTTTATCAACACCGAACACCCGTTCAGGACATCAGCACTTAATCCGTCAGCCCTTAAACAAGCCGGGTCTGCTGCGCTCTACCACGGTGGTAAATCATACGCCGAACTCGTCCGACAGGGTGCTGGTGGAACATCGTTTGACATCGCCCGAAATGCGCCAGTTGCAAACATCAAGAATATCCGTGCAAATAAAAACGTAGGCACAAAAGCCCTCTATACTGTTACGCATCCCGCCGAACTCATCAGGGCTGTCGAGAATACAATCGGACGCTCCGAGGAGTTCACCCGCGCACTCCAGTACTTCGGCAACAAGGACACCGCCCTCAAGCAAGGAATGAGTAAGGCCGACGCAGTTACCTACGGTGCAAACGCCGCCCGAAACAATACGGTCAATTTCGCGCGCCACGGCGAATATGGCGCAGTCCTCAATAGTGCCCTCCCATACCTTAACGCGGGCATACAAGGCTCCAGGACGCTTCTGAGGAACATAAAGAACCGACCCGTCCAAACTCTCGCTAAAGTTGCGGTAATAAGTATCCTCCCCGCCATGACGACAACGGCCTGGAATCTCAGCGATCCAAAGCGAAAAGCGGCCTATGACGACATCAGCGACTATGAAAAACAGGGCAACTTAATCATCGTCCCAGATAATCCAGTCAAAGACCAAGCCACGGGTAGGTGGAATGTAATTAAGATACCCGTATCACAGGAAATTGCCAACCTCAACAACATCGCTCGTAATTCCATAGAGACGGCATACGGTAACAATACCCTGAATATAGCATCAGTTCTGGGTGATTTAATCGGTACGACCACCTCAATCAACGCACAGAATCCACGCCAGATAGCTAACCAGGTAGTACCCCAAGCCCTGAAGCCCGTTATAGAGAGTGTCCAAAACCAGAACCTCTTTACGGGTAATCAAATCGTGCCAGATAGTCAAAAGAACCTACCCGCCAATGAGCAGTATGGCCAGTACACCAGCGGTACGGCAAAAGTCCTCGGCAACCTCACTAATACGTCACCGCGCATGATCGACAATACCATCCGAACCGCAACGGGCGGTGCTGGTCAAAATGCCGTATTTGCGAGCGATAGCGCCCTTGCTGGACTAGGTGTGATTAAACCGTCCGAAGTCCAGGGGAAGAATATACAGAGTTCTATCACAGACAGGTTCAATAGTGCGGCGGCTAAACCCGTGTCAGATACGATAGCGCAGTCATACGACACGATGAGACAACAACTCATTAACACGCCCGAATACAAAGCCCTCAACCAGGCGGATAGAGCAAAAGCCCTCAATAGGCTTCAAACCGATGTCGCCGCCCTAGGATATGCAAAAAACGATGCCGCTAACCCAGGGAACGGGTATACACCGAAGAACCTCACCGCGAACCAGATCGCCCTTCAGAATGGCAGTAAATCAGTCGCAAGCTATACCACAACAAGTGCAAATGCCGATCCCGCATCAACTTATCAAGCGCACCTAGCGTCCTACAATCAGGGCATAAAAGATGGCACAATCACTGGCCCAGACGCATTGACTAAACAAAACTCGCTAAACAAAGAAGCCGTCACAAGCCAATATCCAGCCGAAGTAAAAGACTTCTACAACCTATCTAACGCTGATAAAAACGCCTACTTCCAAAAAGACCCGGCCAAAGCTCAACAACTATACGATCAGTCTAAACAGATGGATAGCCAACTTACGGGTACTACTACTGCAACTACCAAATACAAAACCCAGCCAGTCGAACAATGGCGCGATCCAGTATCTAAAGTATTTCCTGCAAGCGAAGTCACTAAGATGCTGTGGGTTATTCAACATGAATCTGGTGGCAATTCTCAGGCCGTAGGAGATGGTGGGGCCGCCTATGGATTATTCCAAGACCAGCACATCCCATCGGGTTCATCAGTCGATACACAACTACAAAACGCCTTCAAACTGTACACGGCCAACAAAGCGGCGGGTGGCACGGGCTATGGAGACTGGGGCGAGGGCACTACCTACAACGGCCAGAAGTTTGGAGCATTAGGCAACAATCCATACCCAGGCGATGCGGCAGCCCTGGCTTATCTGGCAAGCGCAAAGGGCAGTACGGCTAGCGGGACAGCGGGCAGTACAACTAAAAAATCTACAGGCACATCAACGGTTAAAAAAGCATCAACCGCCAAGGTCGCAAAGATTGACTACGCCTCACGGATTAAGGCCACCAATGCCTCGAACCTTAAATACGATACGGCACTAAGAAACTTACTGAAGGGCAAGAAAATAACCAGAAAGGTAGCTAAAGCATGAAAGTTTCAGAATGTATGACACAGACCAATTTTGCATATCGGGGGTCGGATGACGATGTTCCCGTTGCGGGGACACCCGATCACTCGCTTTGGATGGGCACGATCAATCGCAAGATACAAGAGTTCGCGGGCGACACCAAACACACGTGGTCGTCACTATTCAACCTAGACTCACCGAATGAGTTAGGCACAGTAGCGACTACGGGAACTACGACCCTAACGGGTACGAGTACATATTTCACCGACTACCAGCCCGGCGATAAACTGACAGTAGACGGCGAGACTGAACGAATCATTGACACAGTTACGAGTGACACGGTTTTAACGGTTACGGTAGCATTTACCAACACCGTGACGGCTAACACTTTCACCCACACAACGATAATCAAGACAGGCGTACAATCATACAACTTACACCGTAACTTCATAAATCCATCAGATTTTGTAACCGTTTCGGCGACGCAAGACCACAACTACCAAGTAGATAAACCTCAAGAACGTGATCAGAATGATGTTTACATTACGGGAATAGATCCTAAAGCGATTACATTCTATGCGGATATTCCCGCAAGTGTTGTTGGTGGTGAATTACAGGTACCTGGCTATTACAAACCACTCGACCTTACGGACGACACAGACGTTATACCATGTGATGACCCTTACTGGGTCGTTTATGCTGTTGCGTCGGAGTTGAGTTTTAATGATTTGACATACGAAGCCAAAACCCCAGCCCTCAATGCCAAGGCGAACAATCTATATCACCAGATGGTGACGAACAACCGGCGCGGAACCCCCAGGGTCTTGAAAACAAATGTCAATAGGATACCAGGAGTAAGATAATGCCATTCGATTACCCTTCAGTACCACAGAAGTCAAACCGCAAGGTTATCGACATATCACAAAACACTTTCGCCAAAGGGTATATTTCCACGTTCGATAACTCAAGACGACCACGCGACTCACTGTCAGATATGACAAATGTGTCGCTCGAACAGGACGGCGTAGCGCGCCCTAGGCCACCGCTAGTCCTTTATGGTACACAACCCGCCTATACGGTCGTAGGACGCGGTAACTACCGCTATAACGGCTCCAGGGGGCTACTATTCATGTTCGTTGTGGCTGGGGTCGGCACAATCTACAGTCAGGTTGATGGCGGGGTATTTACGCTAATCGGTGGGGCGAATGCCTACGATGACGAAGCATGGGCTGGTTTCAGACAATCTAAGAACCGAGTCTATGTGTTTAACGGGGTGAACAACACCACCTACATTGACCTTACTACGATGGCGACGGTGGAATATACCGCCCTGGCTACGCCTGCCGCACCAACTCTCGTAGCCGCCGCTGGTCTTACGTCAGGTACAAAACCCTATAACTATTACTACAGGGTTACGGCCAACAACGCAGTAGGCGAGAGTACGCAGTCAGCGGCTTCAACGACTATAAACGTCAATGCGATAAGGGATAACTGGACGGCCACGAATAGTGTGGCGGTTTCATGGTCTACGGTGGCGGGGGCGACCTCTTACACGATCTACGGCGGTGACGACCCGAACCTACTGTATGAGATCATAACCCTATCGGGCCTGACGACCCTCACATTTACAGATGATGGTTCGCTCACGCTTAATCCGTTCAAGACCTCCCCTGCCTCAAACTCAACTCAGGGCGCGGTATTTACCTGGATGTACGTCGATGCCCGTAACGCCCAGATATACGGCATTACCTCAGATAATAAACTGTACTACGCCGCTCCTGGAACGGGTGACTTTAGTTCACTTAACGGAGGTGGTTACACGACGATTGACGAGGGTGGCGACACGCAACTTAATTTCGTGGACGGGTTCAGGACGGGTAAGGGTGATCCTGTCATCACGACATCATCACGGGGAGCGGCTGGTAAGGGAAAGCTAAACCACGTTACCTTTGACTCAGTTACTTACGGCGATCAGGTCATATTCTATCCTAACGTGATGGAAGCTAACGGGCAGGCTAGCACTTACGCACCACGGGCAACCGTTAAGGCGGGGGATTCATTCTATTACCCCACTGGCGATGCCTTCAAGTCCACCGGAACTTCACAGAATATAATGAACATTCTAACGACTACCTCAATTTCACAGGTTATCGTACCCGACGTAGATAGATTAAGTCTCGGCAGTTTGGATAAAGCCGTTGGTGTCGAATACCAGAGTAAAATATACTTCTCGCTACCCGTCGGTTCAACCGAGAATAACGAGATATGGATTTTAGACCTATCGAGGAAGGGCGCCTGGACGCTTCGCTGGACGGTTGCCGCTAAAGACATCTGGCTGTACGAGGATAGTCAAGGAATAAGCCACCTATGCGTACTTGTCAATAACGAAATACTAGAGTTCACAAGGGCTGGCTCACAAACCACCACAGACAACGGGGTTCCGTTTAAGACTCGTTGCGCCTTTTCGTCTCTAGTCTGGGATAAAGACGGACTATCACTAGGAAACTTACGACATCAATACTTCAAACTCCTACAGCCCAGGGGAAGTATAGTCACCAACGCCTACGGTCTTACGAAACGTGGCGCGACCCGTTCAACGGGCACAGACCACTATTCGGTGGACGTTTCATTCACTGGGATCGGACAATGGGACTACTCGGGCGACTACCTGTATGGCGGTAGCGTCGGTGCGGTTGATACCTACGCTAAGAGTATCGCCGTGTTAGACACTAAACCGAAGGGGCTGATGAACCAGGCCGACTGGGAGGTTATCACCGAAGAAGCGGGGTGTGACTACCTACTGAGTTCAGTATCAACTAGGGGTATGTCGAATGAAGACCTCATATATAGGGGCCTGGGGTAGATTATGACATTGACCCAAAGCATAAATAATTCAATAACGAAAGGTAGGGGAAAATAAAATGGTCGCACTCTCAACAAATTATTTCACTAAAGTAGGAATCGGTACGGCAACCACGCTGGCCGCTCCCGGCCATACGATAGGTGGAACGACACTAAACGTAGTCAGTACATCTAACTGGCCAACCGACACAGGCGTAATCTTTGCGATGGACGCTACGACAATCGTAAGCGGAGTAGAAACTCGCACGGCCGGAACATATACGGAGTTTGAGGGTGTCGTTACTGGCGCTACCACCATCGGTTCGCTCGTACTTCGATACGGCTCAGATCAAAACTATACCGCCGGTTCAGCAACCCGTGTTTACATACCAGTCACCAACTCAGAGGTCAACAGACACGTTGACGGTATCCTGGTCTCTCACAATCAAGACGGTACGATAAAAACTGGACTTGATCTCGGCACTCCATCGGCACTTGTTTTAACTAATGCTACGGGGCTACCTTTTGCTGGTCTTCTCTCGACTATCTTTAGCGGACAAGTTTTATCTCAGGCTAACGCTGGGACTGCTGGTGGCACTATGCATTACATAAATCTTGGTGGAATTAAATTATTGTGGGTTATTACGGCAGTTCATGCGTCTGCTGCTGCTGGTGCTGTATATACTATAACTCTTCCAACTTCTTTCTTCTCAACCATTCAACAAGTATCATCTGTGGCTATAAACATGGTAGACGATGCTAGACAATACGTTTCTATTACTGCGGCGACCGCAACAACCGTAACTGTTGACCTAGTGTCGCCATCTGGTAATTACACAACGAGTGCATCAGTACTGGTAATAGGAACATAAGTAATGACCGAAAATACCACATGGACCGTAGAAACCCTGAAAGAGTCAATAGACCAAAGGTTTGCCGATAACCAAAAAGCCGTTGAAACAGCCCTCGTCGGTCAGGAAAAGGCGGTAAACGCCGCGCTATTGGCGGCTAAAGAGGCCGTTATCAAGGCAGAAATATTGACTGATAAAAGATTCGATGCGGTCACTGAGACCGTGACACAGGTAGCCGACCAGACTTCAGACCTGTTACCTCGTGCCGAATATGTTGCCAATCATAAGGCGCTAGACGATAAAATAGTCGTTGCTACCGATGCTATCAATAGAAGTAGCGGCGATAAGAACCTATACGCCACCAACGCCTTTGTCACGCAAACCGTTAATCAGGCTATCGGTAGTTTGGAAACTAAGATGGAGGCTATTCTTACCCCATTAGTTAGTTATGTATCGGCACAAAAAGGTGCTACCCAAAACTCGCAGTTGACTATGGGTAAGATACTTGGAACGATTACTGCAACAGGAGTAGTTATCGGTATCCTTATATTTTTATTGAACTATGTAATTAAATAAAGGAGGAAATATGTGGACTCAACTCGTAGGCGCAAGCTGGAACATACCATACGTCGGAGGCTGGTGTCTCAAGTATGTACAGGACGCCTTTGAAACAGATCATCCCTACCCGAGTGCTATGGACGCCTGGAATGCGGGTAATGGAAACCACGCTGGCGAGCTTCCGCCCGCAGGAGTAGCCGTTCCCGTCTACTTCAAGCTTGGTAGTGTCCCCGAGGGGCATGTCGCCATCTCCCTTAGCAACGGAACCGTTGCGAGTTCATCACTCCCAGGAAGCAACGCAGAGGGGTTTATCTACCCCAATCTTCAGGCGCTCATAGATGATTACGGAAAATATAACGGTGGTTGTACTTATCTCGGATGGAGCGAAGATGTCGGTACTGAGCGAGTGGTTGCGCCCATCGAACCCGTAGTGGTGAACGCTACTCGCGCACAGGTGATTGCTGACTATATCGAGCTAATCGGACGAGACCCAACTGGCGTCGATGAAGGCGGAATTGCCCACTATATGCAATTCCCGAACGATGTTGTGCGGAATAGCCTATACAGATCTGATGAGCGCAAGGTTGTGATGGATCAACAGGCCATCGCCGTTGCTAAGGCTATCGCGGATAAACAAGCCGCCGACGCCGAAACCGCCCGACTAGCCGACCTTGCCACCCAGAAGGCTGCACAGGACGCCCTAGACGCTCAGAAGCTCATAGACGCACAAACCGCCGATGCTAAGGCTCGCGCTGACACAACGGCTCAGGCGACGTCAGATCATTCATTCATTTTGTGGCTTCAAAGCCTAATAAAGCAATTTAACGAGTTCATTACGAACTTCAGAAAAGGAAAATAATGCTTGAAACAATACTAATCATCCTGGTCATACTCTGGCTACTCGGGCTTATCTCGGGTATCGGTGGGGGACTAATTAACCTGCTACTCATAGTCGTTGCGGTTGTCGTAGTCCTCTATGTAATAAGAGAGAGGAAATAACATGCTTTCGCGAATAATACTGGCGGTTGTCGTAGCGGTGGTGGTAACACTAGCCTGCTTCCTAGTAGGCGCAATCTTAACAACCCTAAAAGTCGATATAGCCGTTGTCATCGGGGCGTGGCTTCAGGTCTGGGGTAGTGTACTGGGAATACTTAGCGCATTGTGGTGGTATTTCGGTGGTTCAGGAATATTCAAAAGATGATGGGCGCAATCTACCTACTAATCTTTCTCGTCATCGTTGTCGGAATACTAAACTTTTACTTCTATAAAAGGAGATAATATGCAAAGCAGATGGAAATCACCCGTTCTTTATACCAGCTTAATCGCCGCTCTAGCTTTAATACTGAAAGCCTTTGGTGTCATCGTGATTGATGATGCAACCCTCAGCGCCGTTACTAGCATTGTTCTAGGGCTATTAGTCGCCCTAGGGGTGGTTAACAATCCCACCTCAGCAACTTCACTATAAACTTTTAATAAATATAAGGGGAAAAGTTGTGATTACCGAGTGTCCGAACGCCCACGAAGGTTGCTCATACTTTAATCGGTCAACCCCGGGACGGCTGACGGACACCCAGGAGCATGGATGTTTTGCTTCGACCGATCATCGAACCCCAAAGTTTATGGGAAAGGGAGCGACCGCCCTTGTCCGTAACTACATCAGGTCAACAGATAACCAACAACAACTGTGCCGAGACGAGCACGACCAAAAGACTGTCGAGGAGTGGGGAAACCATCCCAAACTCCCAGACGACCGCTATATGATCGACGCCCTTATCGCACTAAGAAAGGCGAGGAAACTCGGTGGAAAATAGGCTCGAAACACAAAGGGATTACGAGGGAATTGAGCGAGCGATTAAGAGAATGGGGCTACAGGAGCTTCTCAGATATAAATACCAACTATTCCTTGAGATAGAGGACAGGCAAATCATCATCCATGCGGCGGAAGATGAACTTGAAACCCGAGCGATGTGGGGAGAAATGTCATGAAAGAGAAACGCCCTAAAGAAAAAGGCCCGAGCATCTCCTTTGATGTGAGTGGTAAAACGTGGACGCTCCGACCAGACAATGCGGAGCTGTTTTTATACTCAGAAATGCCCTTTATGGACAATTTCAGGGTGACAGACGGCAAGTCTACCATGAGGGCTTTCCGCGAATCATTCACCAACTTCGACGATATGTCCGAGTATATGCAGGAATCTGGCTATACGGTGAACCCGCAGTTTTACCCAACGGACGCCATATATCAAGCCTATGTGAGAATAAACGGCCCACTCGAGGCTGAACCCCTGAGCGACCTTACGCCGAGAAAAGAGAGACAGATCAAGTTCGCCCGATATTTACTAGATCAAGAGATAGTAACGGCGGATAGCTTCGCCAGAGAGGTCGCAGAATAATGGAGAAGCCAGACGGACAACTATCAAAGACCTGGGAAGTTGCCATGCGAGGCAAGGACGGCGAATGGGACACCACCACTCTTCACTCCTATGACCACGCTACAGACCCCCTGGAGGGCTTCCAGCCCGTTGAGGCGGCTAGGATTACTCCAACGCGCCGTAGACGCCAGAAAGTCCTCGCTAAACGTGTTCTCATTTATGGTGATGGGCAGGTTGACTACCGCCGTATCATCGACCCCGTAACTGACGTACAAGAACTAGTACCCCTCCACGACGTAGCCATGCACCGCGTCATCCAACAGCTAAACGCTAAATACCAGCCCGAGACTACCGTTAACCTAGGCGACTTCGCGGATATGTCGGCCTTCAGTCGTTTCCCTGCCGATAGTGACCACTTCCATAAAACCCTCGGTCCCTCGATGAGATATATCCACGACTTTTACGCTCAGATGGTAGCTGATAACCCCAAAGGACACCATGTAGAGGTAGACAGTAACCACGCCATCCGTCCCAAAAGGCGCGTGCTTGAGGCCCTACCGACCATGCACGACTTTGTGCGCCCCGGCGAAGACTACCCGATGATGACGTACTTTTATCTAGCCAACCTTGGTAAGTTAGGGATTGATTTTTATAGCGGGTACGGCGCGGCCGAGTTCGTCTACGGCGAAGAGAACCCGATAGTCTTTAAGCACGGCAATCACTCCTCCTCTACCCCCGGTGCTACTGTTAGAAAAGAGGCGGCCGAGAACCCCACCGTTAATGTTATCAGGGCACACGGCCACCACGATGAAGAGGTGCGCCGTACAACCCGAGAGGGTCGCCAACTTATCTATAAGATGATCGGTAGCAGTTGCTTGAACCGTGGTCCCGTTCCTGGTTTTGACTCAGCGGTAGACGACCATAACCGCCCCGTAAAGAAATACACTAACCACCAGAACACAATCGCTATGCTAGAGGACTTCCAAAATGGTCGCTATAACCTCCACACGATAGACGTTCAGGGGGGAGTTGGTTATTTTAACGGTGATGAGTTTGACGGTAACCAGATATGAAATACTGGGTTTGGAGCCTATACTACCGAGCGACACTATATATAGTTTGTCGTTTTCATAAGGATGAACCAGACGACACAGACTACTGGGACAGACCTAGCAGATCGTCCTAGCTTCTATCTCTTGGCGGATCTGTTTATGCGATTTGTCAAACTCGTAGTAGAGTTTAATTTTTGCTAATGATTCGATACTGATTACCCTATTCTATCACGAATTAGTCGGCTATTTCCGTATCGCCCATATAAATACCACCACTTCAAAATATGTGATCAGTACAGTGATCAAACCGAGGATTGCATATATTACGATTTGTTTATTAGTCTGTTTCATTATATGGTCTCTGGACTTCTGCTACGGGCGCAGCGACTTTTAATACTACGGCTACGTCCACATCCTCTGCACCGTTCTCCCTGAGCCAGTCAGCGGCTTTACGGGCGTTCATAAGCCCCGTATATTCCTTTTGTCGATCCCCACCCTTATCGTCTATCCATCTGACGAGGAAGTTAGTTGGTAGTGACATTTAGTAAGTCCCCGTTTTCATATATCATGAATCAAACTCCCCGTCTTGCATTCGCCTGTCTGCTTCCGATAAACCCAGTGCTAGCAGGTCATTATGCATATCCATCTTGGGGAAGGCAACCTTAGTGGCAAAGTCGTGATAATGCCCAGAGCGACAACGCTTGACTATCTTCTCGTACTTAACTGGGTCTTTTTTCTCTAGCTCATCTGCCAGTGCGAACAGTTTAGTATGTGCCGTGTCCCCCACTGTGGAGACTCGCATTTCATCCTCAAACTTATCAAAAACCCCATCTAGTATGTTCATAATTCGCCCCCATCCCGCAGTCTGTCCATTGTCTCTTGTTCCGCTGGTAGAAAATATACTTGCTCGTAGTTGCGGTCAGCGTCATCTAGGGCGCAGTCACCGCGAGTCTTATGGCTACCACAAAATACTCTGTAAAGATTCCAGTCGTAAAGTGTTTCTTTATCACCACGGCTCGTCCATGCGTCTAGTCGCTTATATTTAACATCTGCTATGTTTGAACAACTTTCTTGATCGCATAGGTAAGAGTCATCAATAAAGTCCCATCCATCGTTTTTATAAATTATTGCCCCGTCAAGGTAGCGAATCGCGTCATTAACACTGGAGAACCCAAAACTACCGATACGGTGACCCTTATAGAACAGGTCGGCACTGGCGCTAATACGGTACTCATCCCCCGACATTTCGGACTCTTTCCAGCGGGGGATAGTCATAATTTTAACCTCATCCCATCTTTGACTATCTGGTCTTGTTGCTTTGTTTGCTATTACTTTACCATTACCCATACTTATCCTTTCAGTTGCTTTATAGTATCCCCAATATAGCATACACTTACTAATAATTCAAGCTATAGTGCCCCCCTACCGCAGCTATCCTGAAGTTCCGAGGCAAAGCTTTTACTGTATTATCTACGACCGTTCAGTACCTCGCCTACTAGGTGATAATTTCCCGAGCTGTATAGACATCGCATTGGCCAGGTTGACGTAGTAGGGGGCATTATATCAGCGCCTGGACTTAACGTCATCTACAAACTCTTATTCAGTTTTAATGGCTGAGAACATTTTTAGTAAAAGTACTTGTGCAATAAAATAGATATGATAACATAGAGATAACTCATGTTAGTTAGGACGTTCCGTAAGGGCGTCCTTTTTCATACCTGATTTATTACCCCTCTACTTCGCTAGCACTCATGTTAGTTTTTCAAGTTACTCGTATAATACACTAGAAATAATGGTTATGCAACCAAAAAACACGGCTATTCTGCGGTCTCCATAGTCAGAGATACCACAACCGTGTTAATTGTTTCGGTGGCGAGGGTGGGCAAGCCAGAGAATAGATAGAATTGTTATCTAGCGAGTGCGGAGGCACTGCTCATGCGATCAATGTGCGCCTAGTATCACTACTGGGATAATTCATACTTTACTCGGTTATGGTTAAAATACAATACCAATTAGAAAAGAGACCGGAGTGGGCCGATCTCTTAAATGCCAGACGTCAAAGCAATGAAAAGTAATCGGAGACCCCGAGGGGTAAGAGAATACCGTCTAGCCCCTATATAATAACATGGGTGTGGATAAGTATTCAATGGTAATGGTTGTATATATGGTAAACGTATGCTATATTAAGAGATACAAAGCAAAGTAAATGAAAGGTGAATATAGTGAAAGAAGAAGATAAATCAATCCAGGGCGAAGTGTTGCCAAAGCAACCCAAAAAATCTAAGGCGGAGATAGCACTAGACATACGCCAACAAGAGGTGAGGCTTGAGAAGGCTACAGCGGTAGCCACTACAACAACATCGGCCTTTAACCCTATAGTCTATAGCCAGATGAAACAACTAGCTACCGACCTGATACTAGGGGGCGCGACATCGGCAGACGCCAAGACGCCAGAGCAACTTGTAGTTAAACTACAGGCTGGATTTGAACTTGGGATGACACCAGTAGAGAGCCTGAATAGCTTATATATCGTCAGTGGTCGCGTCACAATATGGGGCGCAGCACTAATTAAAAGACTGAGGATCGCTGGCTGGTCAGTAAACTATAAAGACGAGACGCCAGAGAAGTGCACGATTGTTGTATCAAAGGGCGATGACTTTATCGAGGATACATTCTACTTTAAGGACGCCCAAGACTCGGGTTATACATCGGGACAAAGCGGTCTAAAGGTAGGGTGGAAACTAGGACAGAATCGTAAACTTAAAATGCGCTACGGCGCGGCTTCACAGTTAGTCAAGACCTATTTACCCGAGGTGCTCGGAACGATTGCCGGTATCGCCGAGGTTGACGAAGACGCCCCGAACCCTATTGAATCAGTAGAAGAGAAAAAAGCTAAACTGTTGGAGAAGTTAAATGAAAATAATTAAGATCAGTCAATCTGGTGACCGCGAGAACTGGCTTGAATTACGCAAGGGTGTAGTTACAAGCACTAAGGCTAAAAATGTTAAGCCACTAAGCCGTGGAACTTCATTACCTACGGGAATATATGAACTACTGGCAGAGAAGATAGCCATTTCAAAAGATGGCGAGCCAGAGCGCGACAGGGGATTACGACTTGAGAATGAAGCGTTACTGTTAACCCAGGAAAAATATAATCTAGATTTTGAGTTTGACGCTGGCATGTGGTTTAGTGACGACATGAAGCTAGCCGTCAGCCCAGACGCAAGCGAAGTTAGCGAGAATCCAACCTATGCGGGTGAGGCGAAATGCCTAGATACAAAAAATCACCTACAGGCGATCTTGAACGACTGGGAAGCAAAAAAGCAACCAGGGTATAGCCCGCTAGGTTCTCTCAAGATCGGTACATCTGACTTCACGGCACAGGTGATTCAATACTTTGTGGTCAATCAAGACCTAGAGGCCCTATACTTCACGCTCTATGATGATCGTGTCGCTCTCGATAATGTTACCCACTACGTCATAGTCATTAAGCGTGAACACGTCCAAGAATATGTGGACGGACAAGAGGCATACGAACGCGATGCCCTTAAAAGAGTATATGAGATGATTAAGACACTAAATGAGGTCAAATAATGGAAGATCACAAGCCCAAACTATACGCTCGTCTCCGTGTAAAAACGGGCGAGTACACCGTAGACGATAAGACGAAAAACAGATACTCCGAGATCGGGGTGCTGTTTGCCACGCCCCACTTCTCGAATATGTACATGCAGATTGAAACCCTCCCAATCAGTAAAGACTGGGACGGGCGCATCTATGTGAATCCAGTTGAACCACCAAACGAACAGCCTAAAGAGGATCGTCCAATTAGTCAAATTGAAGCCCTAGAGATAGCCGGTGAGATCAAGCGAAAAGATGATGAAGAGAAGATAGATCTTTCAGAAATACCCTTTTAGCATGACTGACGACACCATAACAGTTGAAGAGATCATCCAGTTTTTGCATGAATGGAAAAACTCCAGTGTACAGAGTAACCAAAGATAGCACTACAAAGTCAGCAGAATGCCCCGTATGTCACAGTACGAGGCTTCTTCTGTCTGGCGGAAAGCTCAAGTGTACGAACTGCGGCGAACTGATTGGCGCAATATCAAATAACAAGTATGGCGCGAAGAAGACCGAATATAACGGGCATAGATACGACTCCCGTTTTGAGTCAGAGTGCGCCGAGATCCTCGACACCAGACTAATCACCAAAGACATAGCCGGTATTGATCGACAGGTAAAGATAGACCTTATCGCCTATGGTGAGCACATCACAAATTACTTCATTGACTTCATTATCACCCACAATGACGGGCACAGAGAATATATCGAGGCAAAGGGGATCGAGACCGATTCATGGAAACTCAAGTTCAAAATGCTCGAAGCAAAGCTAAAACACGAAGAACCTGACGCGGAATTAACCCTTTGGAAGCAAAGATTATATAAAAAAGTCCGCTAATAGTATTGACTTTGATGTAACCGTATGCTATATTGGTGAGTAGGTCACAAAGCAATGAAAGACCGAACCAGCGACGGGATGCACACCCCCAAGCCACACAAAGGTATAAGGCACCGCTGGATAACCAAAATAAACAAAAGGAGAAATAAATGTTCTTGGTAAAACGCCACGACCAGCCAAATAAGATCAAGTTTATAAGCCTCTAAATGGCGAGTATAATCAAAATAGTACATTGAAAATTAAACGATACAGGATGAAGTGCTGGTAGTAAGTTCAAGCGTGAATGAGGCTTGAGTAGGCCATAGGTCGTCATTCTGAAACTACTATGAGGTGAATGCCTTTAAATGCTTGCTACTAGTACCTTGTCCTGTATCACACCACAAAACTAATTAAGGAGAAATCAAAGAGATGGGTAAACCAAAAACAACAGAGCCGACAGTGCCGAAAGCACCTAAAGCCCCAAAAACAATCAAAGTAAGCACACTAGTCACCTGCGGAATCATCCTACTCGGATTGATCGCCAGCTTTATCGGTGGGATTGTGGTATCCAATCACTACGCAAGCACCGTCCATGCCGAGGCTGTCAAAATATCTTTAACGCTGAAGTAGTGCCCTCGGCTGAGCCTACTGTCAAAACTAAGGTCGTAGAAGCGCCCACAAGCGCAGTACATGAACAAGTAATAGAAACGCCCTCCGCGCCCGTTCTCGTGGCTCAGAGCGCCCCACAAGCGCCTGCGTCGAGCCATGAGGACTGGATGGCACAAGCGGGGATCGCAGAATCAGATTATAGCTACGTTGAGACACTCATAGGGCTAGAGTCGTCCTGGAACCCGAACGCGGTCAATCCATCAAGTGGAGCCTGCTC